TTAGAAGGCGGTTCTGTTTACCTTGGCTTGGTGTCCGGTACTGGGCCTGTGTCAATGGCTGACAACGGCACGCAAATTTTTATTGCTGCAAATCCTGACGGATACATATACAACACAGCAACAAATGAATACCAACAAATTACCGACCCGGACTTTCCGGGTGCAGTGACAGTTGGCTACCTTGATGGTTACTTTGTATTTAACGAGCCAAACTCGCAACGCGTCTGGGTGACGCAGCTGCTCGATGGTTTGTCGATCGACCCGCTCGATTTTGCCAGTGCCGAAGGTTCGCCCGACGGTTTGGTGTCGCTTATTATCGACCACCGCGAAGCGTGGCTGTTTGGCACCAACAGCGTCGAGGTCTGGTACAACTCTGGCGACCCGCTATTCCCGCTAACCCGTATTCAAGGCGCGTTTAACGAGATTGGCTGTATTGCACCGTACTCGGTAGCCAAGATGGATAACTCCGTTTTTTGGCTTGGCGCCGATCCGCGCGGTCAAGGCATTGTCTACCGCGCGCAAGGTTACACAGGCGTTCGCATTTCGACACACGCCGTTGAATTTGCTATTCAAGGCTACGGTGATTTGTCGGATGCCGTTGGCTACACGTACCAACAAGACGGTCACACGTTCTACGTTCTGAACTTTACCAACGCTGACACGACGTGGGTGTTTGACGCGGCTACGGGGGCGTGGCACGAACGCGCTGGATTCCGCAACGGTGACTTTAAGCGTCACCGTGGCAACTCCCATGCTCGTTTCAACGGCGATCCGATCATTGGTGATTACCAGAACGGTCGCTTGTATGCGTTTGATTTGGACGTGTACTCCGATGCTGGCGTTACGCAGAAATGGCTGCGCCGTTGGCGAGCGTTGCCGACAGGCGCCAACAACCTGACGCGCACCGCACAACACTCGCTACAAATTGACTGCGAGACAGGCGTTGGCTTGTCGGGCTATGCTTTTACCGATACTCAATACCTTGGCAGCGAGTTGTTGCAGATTCTCCAGACCGAAAGCGGCGAAGACATTATTCTGGATGTAAATTACACCGTTGGCGCTGACCCGCAGTTGATGCTGCGCTGGTCTGATGACGGCGGTCATACGTGGAATGGCGAGCGTCAAGTGTCTATGGGACGGGTGGGTCAATACGGCACTCGCGCTATCTTCCGTCGCCTTGGCATGACCTTGAAGTTGCGTGACCGCGTGTATGAGATCAGCGGCACCGATCCGGTTAAAGTCGCCATTATGGGCGCCGAACTGCAACTGAGCGGGACTGCGTCGTGACCGTAAACATCACGCAAATCCCTGCCCCGCGCGTGCCGTTTATTGACGAGCGCACCGGGCTGATTTCGCGTGAGTGGTTTCGGTTCTTAAACAACCAGTACCAGTTGACGGGTGGCGGCACTACGCAAACTTCTATTGCTGACCTTGAGTTGTCGCCTTCGTTGGCGGCTAACGTCGAGGACGAAATGGCGGTTGTAAAGGGCCAGATAGACGATCTTCAAAAAGGTACGGCTCGATACGAACCGAACCCTGTCAACTATGGTGCGTTCTATTCAACAACGACTCAAACAGCAGCAGTGACTAATACGCCGTATGCGATGACGTTTAACAACACGTCAAATCGTTATGGCGTGTACATAGACCCCGCTGCGTCTTCGCACATCAAAGTTACTCGGCCCACTGTCTACAACATGCAGTTCTCATTGCAGTTGGACAAGACCTCTGGCGGTACTGGATTGTTCTGGGTGTGGGTCAGGGTGAATGGCGTTGATGTGCCCTACACTGGGTCGCAAGTTCGAATCCAAGGCAACAACGCTGAAGTTTTTGTGGCAGCGAACATATTTGTGCCTATGTCAAACGGAGACTATCTCCAGTTGATGTGGGCAACCGACGACACATCCGTCCAAATCTTGTCGGAAGCCGCTACTGCAGTTCATCCCGGTATTCCGTCAGTTATCCTTACTATGACGCAGGTATCTCTATGACCGTTTATCTTTCAGCCTTTGCAGGAGCCGGGGCGCAGTTCTTTACCGACGACGGCTCTGTGCTGTCGGGCGGAAAGATCTACACCTACGACGCCGGAACAACGACTCCGCGAAACACTTACACGGCGATTGGAGGAACAACGGCTAACTCCAACCCCATTATTCTCGACTCTGGCGGACGGCTGCCAGAAGACATGTGGTTAAGCGAGGGCGTTAAATATCGCTTTGTTTTGACGGACTCTAATGACGTTCAAATTGGCGAGTACGACGACATTGCTGGCATCAACGATATCTCTACGGAGACTGTTGCGTGGTCCACAATTACCGGCACGCCGACGACGTTGGCTGGTTATGGCATTACGGACGGCCTGACGACGACGGCTGCGGCAGCGACCTATGCGCCGATTGCCTCGCCCACGTTTACCGGCACGCCGCTAATCCCCGACAATGACTCGGTTAGCACGAACTACGCTGTGGGCTATCGAGAAGCCCCGCAGGTATCTAAGACGGCTAACTACCAATTAGTGCTGGCAGACCGCGGCAAGTCTATTCTGATGAACGGCACCGGCCTGACGCTGACAATTCCTGCTAACTCGGCCGTAGCGTTCCCCGTCGGCACCGTCATCATTATCGTCAACGTCAATACCAGCGCGTTGTCGATCGCCATTACCACCGACACGCTGACCTTGGCGAACAGCACCACGACCGGCACGCGCACTTTGGCGCGTAACGGCTTGGCGACTTGCGTCAAGATTGGCAGTACGTCTTGGCTAATCAGCGGAGCGGGACTGTCTTAATGAGTGGCGCTACCTTAGCAGCGGCGATTGCAGGCACGACGGGGGGAGCCGGTGCCGGTGTATTCGACTTTTCGTCGGGGTCGGGTAGCGTCACTATCCCTTCCCTTGCCACAGGCCTCACTATCGAAGTATGGGGCGCCGGCGGTGGCGGCGGTTACGGCACAGTCACCAACATCTTTGGCGAGTTTGCCTACGAGCCACAAGAAAATCCTGGCGGTGGTGGCGGCGGCGGCGCGTACGCTAAACGCGTGATTGTGCTGACCGCACCGGACGCTGGCAAAACCATCCTCTACACCGTCGGCGCTGCAGGCAACGGCGGCTCTTTGGGCGACGCTGTGGGCGGTGCTGGCACCCAGTCTGTTGTCTACGCCGGCACTTATGCGCTAGACGAAATGATCGCCACTGGCGGCTTCGGCGGGTATGGCGGTATCGGCATATTCGGCAGCCAGCAAGGCGCTGGCGGCACACAGACGGGCGGTACAGTGCCACCGTCAGTGAACGGCAACGGCGGAGCGGCCTTTACCCAGACCGGCGCTGCAGGCATCGTCGGCGATAACAGCCTTACGGCTGGCGCTGGCGGTAACGGTGGCGACCCGGTAGAGGGCGGCGATCCGGGCTTGGCCGGCCTGCCCGGTCGCGTGCGAATGGTATTTACCTTTTAGGTGACACATGGCAGTTAACGTAAGAGTCCTGATCCCGGCCAAAATTGCCGAGAACGTGCAGACCACGCAGTACACGGCGGTAAACGTGTCGACCATCATCGACAAGTTCACGGCGACTAACTACAGCGCGTCGGCGGCTACGATCTCAATCAACCTCGTCACGCAGTTTGACGCGTCGGGCAACCAGAACTTGATCATCAAGGCCAAGACGCTGCTGCCCTCTGAGACGTATACGTTCCCCGAGTTGGTCGGCCATGTGCTGGCGCCCGGCGGGTTCATCTCGACGATTGCGGGCACGGCGTCGGCTATCAACATCCGATCGTCCGGGCGCGAGGTGTCATGATCGTCCGCCGCGCTACGCTTGAAGATCTGCCGGCGTATCTGCCAATGGGGCAGGCGTTCCATGACGCGAGCCCCATGCACCATGTCATTCCGTTTGACCCGGAAGGCTTTAGCCAGTTCTACAAGTCGGCGCTGGAGAACCCACTCGCCGGCATGTGGATTACGGAAGTCGACGGGCGCCCGGTTGGCATCGCTGGCGCTCTGGCCTACCCCATGTACTTCAGCCCCTCGCACTTTGTCGCGCAGGAACTGTGGTGGTGGCTCGCGCCCGAGGCCCGAGGGCATGGCGCTGGACAAGCAATGTATGATGCAATAGAAGCATGGGCAAATGAGCAAGGTGTGTCCGCCTTGTTCATGA